AAGCAGGTTCAAAGGGTGCGGTTGTATTCACAAAAGATGCAATCTGCACCACACCAAATGTGAAAACCTTTACCACAACTGGTCTACAACAATTTCAGTTACCATCTGCGAACAATGTATCACAGATTTGGCATAATGAAGATACTGGATCTGATCTTACAGGAGCGGATTTCTCTTACTTTGGTATTCCAGCCGGTGAGGGAAAGGTTGTTCACGAGAGCCAGAGTTCCGTGGGGTTCAATCAAGTTTCTAATCAAGGCGGTACAGTAGTTGGTTCATCAAGAGAATATACTGCCGCCACTATGCAGATCTGGGTCACTAACTCAGGCGTTGCTCCGGTGCTATCATAATGCAGAGATTCTATGCTAAGTCAATGACGATGTTCTTCCGTTTCTGGGCGGACATCTTCTTTCGTAAGCGATACGGGCACCGCGCAGTCGTACTTGAGACGATTGCAGGTGTGCCAGGTATGGTCGCGGGTATGCTGATACACATGAAGAGCCTGCGCCGGCTACAACGAGGCAACGGCACCATGATTCATGAATTACTCGAAGAGGCAGAGAACGAGCGTAAGCACCTCATGTTCTTTATCGAGTTGATTCACCCGAACTGGTTCGAAAGAATACTCATTGTTGTTGCACAATTCATCTTCGTGTGTTATTATATGATATCATATATTTTATTTCCAAAGACATCGCATTTGATGATTCACTACTTTGAAGAAGAGGCGGTCAAAAGTTACAATCACTATCTGGGTGAGATTGCATCAGGCAGAATCGAGAACGTGCCTGCGCCTCAGATAGCCATCGATTACTATCGACTCAAGCCAGACGCAAGACTGTCTGACATGATCGTAAAGATTAAACAAGATGAGGCGAAACACGCCGATGTCAATTATAGGTACGCTCATGCTTGATTTCAATAATTTTCTGACTGAACAAAAGAATACGCACATGACTCACATCGAGGACAAGGTGCTATACGGCGGTGTCAATGGCACTCGCCAAGCCATATTCGCACTACGCGATATGCGCGACATGCTTTCTGGCAAAAAAGAGGGAAGTGTATCAGTGAAGTGGGACGGAGCACCCGCCATCTTTGCTGGCACTGATCCTAGGGACGGGCAATTCTTCGTAGCCAAGAAAGGGATTTTTAACAAGAATCCCAAGGTCTATAAGACCGCCGCAGAGGTCGATGCTGATACGTCAGGCGATCTCGCGACCAAACTGAAAGCCGCCTTGAGTCTATTACCTGCCTTGGGTATCAAGGGCGTAATTCAAGGCGACTTTCTGTTTGGACCAGGTGACCTCAAGTCTCGCAAGATCGACGGCAAGAAGTACACCACCTTTCACCCGAATACGATAGTGTATGCTATACCCGACGAACAAGCGGCGGCTGTAAAGCGCGCCAAAATCGGCATTGTGTGGCACACTACATATACTGGCTCAACATTCGAAACCATGAAAGCATCATATGGTGTAAATGTATCGAAGTTGAAAAACTCCACGCAAGTGTGGTCACAAGACGCCATGCTACGTGATATGACTAAAGCGACAATGACGAAAAGAGAGACAGATGATGTTAATAAAATTCTTACAGAAATTGGGGTTCTTTTCAACCAAATCTCAGGAAACACCCTCAGAGCCCTCGAAAGAGACCAAGCCCTCGCCCAAACAATCGAAACGTACAACAACACGTTCGTCCGCAAAGGGCAAATCATCACCAACACCAAAGCGCACACGAACGGCCTCATCAGGTACATCAACCAAAAGTACCAAAAAGAAATCGACGCCCGCAAAACCGACAAAGGCAAGAAAGCCCAGAGCCAAAAAAGAGACGACCTCCTCCAGTTCTTCTCGCCGAGCAACAAAGAAAACCTCATAAAGATGTTCGAATTGCAAAAACTTATCGTTATTGCAAAACTCCGGCTTATAAATAAACTTAACAGGTTGCAATCGTATGAAACTTTTGTTAAGACTCGCAAGGGTTTTAAAGTAACAGGCGCAGAAGGTTACGTTGCAATAGACAAACTTGGTGGTGATGCGGTGAAATTGGTTGATCGTATGGAGTTTTCATACAACAACTTTTCACCCGATATTTTGAAGGGATGGGACAAATCAGGGAGATAGTACATGTTGTCGTTTAAAGACTTCATGGTAGTAGACTACAAGCCAGGTGAGCCAGAGTTAATCTCGTATGCGGCTCATAAAAGGCATCGCGGCCGCATTGGTGAAGAGACCACTGATGAGGCTTTGACATTCCAACAAAGACGCGCACGTGCAAGAACAATGAAGAAGCACAAGGCGCGTATCGCCATTGGCAGAAAGCGAGCAATGAAGAAGGCGCCCGATTCGGATCGTCTGAAGAAACGTGCTGACAAAGCCGCTCGTGCAATGCTATTCAAAAAGTTTGCAAAGGGTAAAAGCAAGAGCGAAGTTCCAGCCGCCAAGAAACAAGGCATTGAGAAAAGATTAGATAAAATGAAGCCTCGTATTCAGAAGATTGCGCGGCGACTCGTACCCAAACTGCGACAGGCGGACAAAGAGCGCAGAATGGGTGGCAAGTCTGAGGAGAAGTAATGTCGTTTCCATCCTTCAAACAATATCTCGTAGAAGAACAAAGAGAGGTATTCTTCACCTTCGGTAGAATGAATCCTCCTACCACTGGGCACGGCAAGTTGCTCGATGTTCTCTCTACGAAGGCAGGGCGTAACCCATACAAAGTTTTCTTGTCTCAATCACAAGATGCCAAGAAGAATCCTCTTTCTTACGACCAGAAAATTAAACACTCACGTAAGATGTTTCCAAAACATGGTCGCAACATCATCAAGTCGAACAAGATTCGAAACGTGTTCGAAGTTGCGGCCGCACTCTATGATCAAGGCTTCAATCGTGTGACCATGGTTGTTGGTGCTGATCGTATCGCTGAGTTTGAGACACTACTCAACAAATATAATGGTGTGAAAGCACGTCATGGATTCTATGTGTTCGAGACAATCAAAGTTATTTCGGCGGGTGATCGCGATCCTGATGCCGATGATGTGACTGGTATGTCTGCGTCAAAGCAACGCGCCAATGCGGCGAGTAATGATTATACAACATTCTCTCAAGGCGTACCTTCTGGTATGTCTGCAAAAGACACTAAGCGTTTGTTCAATGATGTACGTACAGGCATGGGTCTCAAAGAAACCACATCATTCAGAAATCACGTTGATCTAGGATCAAGCAATGCGACCAGAGAAAAATACATCGAAGGCGAACTCTTCAATGAAGGAGATCAGGTCAGAACACGATCTGGCAAAACAGGGTCTATACATCGCCTTGGGAGCAATTATGTTATTGTTGCTCTTGATGAAGGGCGTATCGCTCGCCATTGGATAGACGATGTTGAACTGATTGAGAAGACCGACGATTGGTACAAAGATCAGCCTGAGTGGGGCAAGCCAGAATCTACAAAGCATGGTAAGAAAATCACACCTGGGCAAAACGTTAAAGAAGATGAAGTGAAGGTGGCGAGAGACGCCATTGATCGCGAAGAGAGAAACGACAAGCGTAAGTTTGATCGTATGCTCGACAAAGCAAGGCTTGCTCGTGCGATACGAAAGAATCGTGGGCTGCCAGCACCAACATCTAGCATGAGGCCTTCAGGTCAAAAGAAAACCGAAAGCACAAATCCAGTAGCGAAACACGCTCGCAAATTTAACAAAGCCGCTGTGCACACAGACAGAAAGAAAGCACAGAAGAAGGGCTATGTGAAACATAAAAAAGATATAAATAAGTAACATGGATATTAACGAAGCGCCAATCAGAGTTCAAGGATCGAAACTTCGCCCAATGGCAAAGACGATTGCGAACCATGCTATCGAGAAAGGCACCAACATGCGTGTCTTTTCTGTGTTGCGAGGTGCTGGTAAGAAAGTCAAGAAGATTAAAGACAAAGATAAAGACGGACCAATGGTCGTACAGATCGAAGATCTTCGCAAGTGGTTCGGCAAAGGTAAGAAAGGCGATTGGGTAAGAGTCGGCACAGACGGTGAGATCAAAGGCGACTGTGCACGTGATGAAGGTGAAGGCAAGCCAAAGTGTATGCCTCGCTCGAAAGCCCATAGCATGAAGAAGAAAGATCGCGCATCTGCGGCTCGACGTAAGAGAGCGGCTGATCCAGACGTAGATAGACCAGGCACAGGAAATAAGCCTATCATGGTGAAGACTGATAAGAAGGAATCAGTGGTGCACGAAGACGTTAACGTTAAGAGTATCGAAAAGTTCAAGGCGGCTGCCAGAGATTTCGATAAGAACAAAGACATCAATTTCCAATCAATCGCAGATGCATTATCAAGAATTGTGACAGCGGTAAGGATGTTAGACAAAAGCACTTCTGGACGTACCGATTACAAGTATGAACAAATTATTTCGAAAGAGTCAACTCGAATTAATAACATCGTCAATAAACTTAATTATGGTAAAGGTGGTGCTACCCCAGAAGGCAAAGAGATAGTAAAACTTCTTAACAAACACGGACTAAACCGTCCATTCCGCACTATAATTTTCGAAGGTGTGTACACCTTAACGGTCAAGGGAGTTGCTCCTGGTGGTCGTGATCTTAACACTAAAATTTCTGGTAAGGACAAACTGGATGCTGTAAAACAGTGGAGAAAGAAAAACCCGAAATATAAGAACGATCAAATATCTGTTTCTGAGTCTACCGATATTGTTGAACTCACAGAAGCAACAATCGAAGGCACTTTCGTTAAATTAGCAAAGGAACTTGCTGATCAGGCAAACAAGAAACTGCCACCACGAGAAAAGGACGGGAAACCCCAATTCACTGGAGTCTCTTATCCGATTACTATGACGGGTGGTGGTCGTAATGCTCGTGTTTGGACTCGTGGTGATGGCAGTAAATATCGCAAACCAGCAAAAATTGTAAGTGATCTTGATCACTCTATGTACGCAAAGGTACTCAAAGATTACAAGAAAGTGATGGGTGGTACTCCAGTAGACATGGCATGGAAATTCATCACATCTAAAGGTAAGTCTTTGGGTAAGGCAACTGGTGAGTTAGGTAGTGATAAACCTGCACCAGCATACCAATGGAATGGCACTGTGTTTATAAAACGTGGGTCTGAAAGCATTGATATAGTCACTCCCAGTATTTTCCGCAACTCGTGGGTGTGGAGAACAGTAAAAGAAGAGGTGGAAATGAACGAAGAGTCAAGACTTCAGTTTGGCGACAAGGTAAAGACACCACAAGGTACCGTTGAGATAAGGAAGCGTGACACGAGAGGAATGCGTGGCAAGCAAGATGCTTATGCTCTGGTCTTGCACATGAAGAATGGTAAGAAAGCATCAATGGGTTCTCATCCCGCGCCTACTGCGTCTGCTGTTACAAACATGGCAAAGAGATTCAAAGACGGTGTACCCAGTTACATGGCACATTTGAAGGTAGAGTCAGTCGATCTCGAAGAAAAGAATGTGCCAACAAATCCTAAGTTGTGGGCAAAGTTCAAAGCGCAAGCAAAAGCCAAGTTCGATGTTTATCCTTCAGCCTACGCAAACGGCTGGGCCTCAAAGCAGTACAAAGCAGCCGGCGGTGGCTGGAAGTCAGTGAAAGAAGATCTCGAAGAGAAAGCAGTATCAAAGGCACAACAGAAGTTCTTTGGTATGGTTCGAGCAAAGCAAAAGGGTGAGATGGACAATGCATCACCCGAAGTGAAGAAAGCCGCTGACACTATGTCTAAGAAAGATGTCAAAGACTTCGCAAAGACAAAGCACAAGGGTTTGCCTGATAAGAAGGTTGACGAAGACGCGAAGAAGATGGCTACAAAAGATAAGAAGCGATATCGATCTGCTTCTCAGAACAAATCGTTTAAAGGTTTTCGTGACCGATTACGTGAAGAAGACCCATGTTGGGATACACACAAGCAAGTTGGAACAAAGATGAAAGGCGGCAAGCAGGTGCCGAATTGTGTGCCCAAATGAAATCATTTAAGACCTTCGAAGCCACTTATCAAGGCAAGAAAGTACCTCTGAACAAGCCTATGCCTGGTGATGTGAAGAAGTCGAAGGTCTATGTCGATCCTGATGGAGACGGCAAAGCGAAGAAAGTAAATTTTGGTGACAAGAATATGAAGATTAAGAAGAATATTCCGAGTCGCCGTAAATCGTTCAGAGCGCGTCACAACTGTGACAATCCTGGACCTAAAGATAAGGCGCGATATTGGTCGTGTAAGGCATGGTAAATGGCTGAGACTCAAGCACAACGGCTCGGAAGAATCGAAGAGAAGGTTGATAAGATCAGTGATGCAGTATCAAACCTTGCTGTCACAACCCAAGTTATTCATACTAAGGTCGAAGATCTTGAAACGAGACGTGCTGAGTCTCACGAGAGAGCAAATAAGTTCTCAGAGAAAATAGATCATATGCACAATGGCATTCACAAGTTAGATAGCCACGTAAATGGTCTTGAAACAAAATTATCGCTTCAACAGAAGATACTATTCGGGCTTGGCTCGATTATCGTTGCGGCAGTAGTAAACCAAGTAGTAAGTGTAATCTAGGAGTCCGACATGGATCAGAAAGAAATAAGCAGTATTTTCTCGGCTTGGCAGGAAGTCGTAGAAAAGAAAAAATTAGATCCTGTCGATGATAAAGAGTTAAAAGGCAAACACGCTGATCGAGACGATAAAGATATCGACAACGACGGTGATGTAGACTCATCTGATGAGTATCTGCACAATCGTCGTGCTACGATCAAGAAGTCAATGAAGCACAGCAAGTCTGGCAAACTGGGCGGGCACAACGAGGCTGTCGAAGTCGATAATGACGACAAAGACGGTATGACCAAGTGTGCTGAGTGTGGTGGTTCTACTGAAAATCATGACCCAGATTGCTCTAAGGCTGCCGCAAGCGAGAAGAAGAAGGCTATGAAAGAGAAAGATATGGATTCATCAAGCGTAGGTAAGGCACTCAAGCATGACTGTGCCACCCACGTAGCATCAGAGCAATGGGGTTACGGCGAATGTATTCCTGGCGAACACACACTCGTAGAGCAAGAAGACGGTTCTGCCATCGTCACTCACTACGATGTAATGTTCGAACACGGAATCGAGAAAGACGTGCCTGTTGAAGAACTCAAGATCATGGCTGAGAAGTCACACATGCACGCCCAAAAGCAACACGGCGCTATGAAGAAAGACAAAGCAGGGCATACGACTGGTGGTTTCCGTATCTCAGATAAGGAAGCGCAAGCGGCTAAAAATCGTTTGGCTAAGAAGCAAAAGTCTAAGTCACAGAACGACTCTTTTGGCAAAGTAAGATCGCGAATGGAAGAAGTCGAAGTTACTGAAGGCACCGTTGAAGAGTTGCACAACGAAGTAGAGAATGCATATATGCAGTCTGCTGTTGACGCAATGCGTAAGATGAGTGGTCTGTGGGAGAAGGCTGTACAGACCAAGCAAGGCGCCGCTGGCACTTCTAATCCTAGCCAGCCAATGTTCGATGCTGATCAACATAATAACTATGACAAGATCCGCGCAGATCATGGTCTTGAAAGTCCCGAAGTTGTAAAAGACGGCGACAAAGAAGAAAAAGAAAAAGTTGTTGGTGTCACAAAACAAGCACCATCACGAGGACCCGCCGACAAGTTAAATGTTGGCGATTCTAAGCCTGTAAAACAAGGAGCATAACATGGCTATCGAAGCACCTAAGTGGGTTGCACGTGCTGGAGCATACCCAACAAAAGACGGATGGACTGTAAATCGTTCAAAAGGTCGTACAGAAGTGATCAAGCGCCGTAAGTTCACGGAAGCCGAGATTGCTGAGTGGCACGGTCTCGCGCCTGCACCTGCACCAGAACCTGTACTTCAGACTCTTCACGAAGCGCCTGTTGTAGAGCGTCACGTGACTGAAGCAGAAGAAGACTGGCACTACGGCGAAGAAGACGAATGAGCGAGCACCATCCCGCGGATACGAATGGTGATGGTGTAGTAAGTGAAGAAGAACACAAAATGTATCTTGAGTTCAAGCGTAAAGAACTTGAAGATCAAGATGCGATGCGTGATGCCCAACGTAATATGACATGGTTCGCATTAGCGGGCCTGTTGTTATATCCGTTTGCGGTTGTCTGCGCAGATTTAGTAAACCTAGAACAAGCGTCTAAGATTCTCGGTGATATGGCAGCCACATACTTTGTGTCTGTCGCCGCGATTGTAGCCGCTTTCTTTGGTGGGCAAGCATACTCGAATGGCAAAAAGTAAGTACTTAGAACATCAAGGTATTGATATAGCACGAGGTCTCGTCCTTGGAACTTCGTGCGTCAATAAGTTTGGTAGTACTGCTGGCACAATAACTTCTGAGACCACAATTTGGGACGGTAGCGGTACTACTGCTATTTACCCATATCCGGCGGCTGGGCAATTAGTCATTGCTGGTAACACAAACACTGACGATGATGGCGAACTCGTAGAAGTACAAGGGCTAGACGCAAATTACAATCTGCAAACAGAACAGGTTGCAATTGGTAGTGCAGGCGCTAAGACCTTTTCACGTGTCTTTCGTGCATTCATGGTCTCAACAGAAAATAGTCAAGACATTTTAATCAGTCTCAACACCAACCTGGCGGCTGTGATAGTAAGCGGTGCAGGGCAAACTCAGATGGCAGTCTACACCGTACCTGCTGGTAAGATGGGGTTTCTCAGTCATATTCACGGCAGTTCAGACAGAAACCAAGGCACAACTGCCTGTCAATTTAAAATCAAAGCGAGAGAGTTCGGTTCTATCTTTCGCATCAAAGCAACCTACGGTACTGCGGGCGGCGATCAGTTTGATTACGAGTATCCCGTACCGCTTATGTTTGATGAAAAGACAGACATTCGAATTGATGCCACTGCGACTCAAGCCACGATTGTTAGTGCCATTTTTGATATCATACTTGTGGATAAGCCTCCCGCACAAGCCTAATTTTTATAAATAACACTGACTGAATAACAGAGATTAGAACTATGCGAAGCATATTATTTCTCTTTGTTATGATGTGGTCATGCGTGGCATACGCACAAGTCGATGCGGAACCTGAGTTTCCCGGTGATGATATAACACTCCCCACCGACGATGTTGCACCAGATAATAATCAAAACGGCGATTTGAATTCGAATTCACAAAATTCGAATAACAACAATAGAACGACGACCAACATTGGCGCAGGTGCAGGTTCACCGACGCCAGTAAACACAGCGATTGCACCTTCACTCATGTCATCAGGTAGTGATACCTGTTTGCAGAGTCGAGGTACTGGTGTGCAGATCTTAGATATAGGTCTTTCAAACGGAGCCTATAAACAGGACGAAGAATGTAACCGACGCAGAGATGCGAAGGTGTTTAAAGATCTTGGTATGATTTTACCCGCTGTTTCAAGGATGTGCCAGAACAAGAACAATTGGGAAGCAATGTTCATTTCGGGCAACCCTTGCCCTATTCTTGTCGGGGGAAAAATGGTATTCGGCAAGAACGCTGTCTTGGCTATGAGATCAAGACCAGACGTTTATATTCCTGACTATAGTAAAAAGAAAACATTTTACGACACAATCTTAGGAATAGGAGTAACAAATGAAACTGACGAAACTAATGGCGATGACATTAGCATTAGTGAGCGGTTCCGTACTAGCAGGACCAATTCAGTGGACTAGCGTAGACAATCTAGTAACAGCGAGTGCCAGTATTACTGATACATTTGACAAAGGTTTAAAAAGAGTAGGCGGTTACTCATCAATGGCAGGTGCAGGGCATATATCACCAAACGGTTATCTTGAAGTGACCGCAACACTATTGACAGAAGCACAGAAAGATGCATACAATGCGGCAATTGGTGAAGTGCAGAACGACATCTTTCAGAAAACAGCGGAAGAGTATTTTGGTGAACAGTACGAGGCAACACAAGCGGCAATGGATGCGGCAGTTGATCAATACGTGGCAGCCGCTACACCTCTTGCAGTTGCAACGCACATCAACAATATGGCAAATCAGGTGCAGTTAAGTGGTGATGCGGTTGAAGGGCAACAGTTGCAAGCATATGTGACTGCCAACAACGTGTTGATGACAACACAACAAGTGAATGATTATAACAGTTCATTGACTGTGTTGCAAGATGCGGCAGATACGTTTGCTGGTGTTGCGGCAGTATACAATGATCCACAAATGATAAGTAACTTTCAGAGTATGGCAGATAACGATGGTGTTGACTTCTTGAATGCTGATGATTTATTCTTTGATCGTATTGAGAATCAAAACATCACTGGTATGCAAGCGGCAGTTGTGGTTGACTTCACCTCAATGAACAACACGATGTATGTGCAAGACGTTGCGGCGAATCTTGTGACCACTGAGTTCTTGAATCAGGCAGGTAACAATAGTTTCTTCTACACAACAGGTCCAACACAAGACATAAATACTACGTGTTCGACAGTGCAGAACGGCACTATCTTCCAAACATACCAAACGCAAGATCCAGATATGCCTTGCTTTATAGAGCCAATGCCTTAATATGACAGAACATGACGGAAAGTGGCAACGAGTCACAATCAAATTGATAGACGGGCACCAGTACATTGGTGCCCTCATTTGGTTGGACCCGAATAAGAGAACGAGCGATATGCTCAACAACGGAGATCCGTTCTTGCCGTGTCGATGGCAAGATGAATATTACTGTATTGGCAAACCGTCAATACTTTGGGTAAATGAACACGTAGGGATGCAAAATGAGTATTGAAGACATCGAGTTAGACGTAGGAGGTACAAAGTTTAAGGGTATCTGGATCGCAGTGATTCTCTCGTTTGCATCTACCCTTGGTGGTGGTATCTGGGCAGCCTCAGAATTCTTTTCACGTCTTGAACTATTAGAAGATGATGTACAGACCTCAATTATTCAAGCGCAAGGTATTGAACAACGCCTTCAGTCGTATAATGAAGATATCGACGAGACAATTGATGATTTTGAAACAGAAATCAGTGTCATTGAGAAACAAGTCGCTAATGCTGGTATCGATGAACTACAAGGTAAACTCGCCACACTTGGTACGAATCTTCAAACAATTATGGAGCGACAACAAGAGTTGCTCGCTATCCAGGAACGTATCATTGCAGTCGAACAAAAAGTCACTGAGATGCAAGTCACGGTGCAGAAGGCAGAAACGTCTTCAGAGAAAGTAAACGATTTCGATCAAAAGGTAACAAAGATTGAACGTGAGATCGAAGATCTTTGGAATGGGCTAGATTATCTTTCTAATCCATATGGAGGGAACTAACATGGCAGTAGTACAATGGTTCATAGATTTCGTAAGCATTCTGATTATTGCAGGTCCTTACGTAGTTGCACTCGCAAGTGCGATCAGTGCAATGACACCCACCACGGCTGACGATACATTCGTACAGAAGTATATCGTTCGCTTCGTTGATTTACTCGCGCTAAATATCGGTAATGCTAAACCAGAACAGAAGTGATTTTTTATGCGTGAAAGTTTATATCATCAATACATGAAAGATGTAGCAGTACCCGGCGATACCAAAGACCAATATGGTATCGCCGCTAATCTTCCAACCGTCAAAGCCTTTCTAGAAGAAGTTAATCTCAACGACTGTAAAATTGTGGCTGATCTCGGCAGTGGCATTAGTTCAGTGGCTATCGCTCATGCAACCAACGTCGAAAAAATATATTCTGTTGATAATCATTGGGCTTGGCTAGAAAAAACTAGAAAGTTTGTTGAAGCAAACGTTGACTCTTATGACAACGAAAAACATGAATGGTGGATGTGGAATGACTGGAGACAGGTAAGTATGAAGTGTGATTTCATATTCTATGATATGTTTTACACAAAAAGTAGAATAAAATTTATGGAAGAAATCACCCTCAAACTCAAAAAAGGTGGCTTCATTCTATATGATGACTGTCATAAACCTAGGTTACGCAATAAGGTCAAAATGATAGCGAAGAAACATGATCTTACACTCGTGAAACGCATACTACCAATAGACGATAGAGGCCGTTGGTCTAATTTATATGTGAAAAATTAATTTTTATATTATGTACATAAACAAGCAAGACTTCTTTCTTGATCCAGAAACAGGGCTGCCTTGCGGCTCTGGTTCTCGCAAGATCATATCACCTACAGGAAAAATCTGGACATACCTTCACAACTATAGAACTGGAGGCGTGTCATTTCATCATTGGTGTTATGACAACTTGAAGTTAGCACATTTCTGTACGCGCCAACACGAGAACATCAAAGATACCCGGATCATTTTAGGCGACCTAGGTCAAGTTTTTTTCACCGTACGTAACCCGTGGGACTGGTGCGTGAGTCGGTGGTCTCATCGCATTATGAGAGATGCTGAAGATCCGCCATTAAGTTTTGAGCGATGGATAGTTGAGAAATTGGCTAGATGGTCTAGACATCGCGAAATGTCTTATATGTTGCTACAAAGATCAGCAATGGAAATAGAGAAAGGTGCGATAGCATTACGCTTTGAGAATCTCGAAACAGATTTTGTTCAGATACAAGAAGCCTTGCAATGTCATGTTCCTTTACCACACGTCAATGCATCGCCTCACGAACATTATACAGACTACTACAGCGCAAAGACAAGGCGCTTTGTTGGTGAGATATTCGAGGATTACAATAAGGTATTCGGTTATAAGTATGGTGAATGATGAAACTATTTGAAAAATTAACTGAGAGCAACTTCATGCTGTATGCGGCTCAGAACTATTATAACCCAACTTGTATTGATGTTGAAGAATTCGAAGAAGATCTAAAACGTTTTAAGTACATAAAGCGTTTAATTACTCGCTACAATGATACGGGCACACTCTCGACCAATCTGATTCTGAATCATCTGGTTATTATTTTCAATGTATTTGGCATCGAGGCTGGGCTTCGTATGCTCGAATTCAAGATGCAAGAAGATCAGTTCACGTTTATAAAACCGTTTTTAATTCATCTTAGAGCAATAAAAAACGATAAATATACAGGTATACCGATGGATAAAACTGTGGTAGAGGCTCTGAGGACAATATGAGTTTAGCAACAAGAGCGGCTGATCTGTACTACACATTTCGGTTCGTAAAACTTCTGACAACACCGTGGGTTGAGACCGAAGCGTATAAGTTAGGGCTCATCGACGATAATGGTAAGCGAATCAAAAGCAACAAGATTGATTCGGCTGCCGAGAAGACTGCGTACAGCACCTTCAATCGTCTCGTGTTTAATCTGAAGCGATTACTACAGAAAGTGCCTGGCGGCAAGAACACAGTTGCAAGTTATGCGGCTGCCTTATTGTTGTTGCGTGAGAAACATGAAGTAAGCGATGCATCACTCGAAAAAATACTGAAAGAGTGTGGCATTAATCCTTCTGAATATCTCAACGAAGCCAATCAGTGGTTCTTGCTTGAAAACAAACAGTTAGCACCAGGTGTTTATCGATGTCGTAATGAAAAGTTACTGAATCGCACGTTAGATGAACACGTCAATCCGAACGATAAGATGAAGGTGTCTGACAATTGCTATCCAGTCGGTGATGTATTTGGCGTTGATGTGTACGAAGTGACACACATTGCCACGAATCAACCTGTGTACGTTGCACTAGGAGAACTGTACAAGTGAAGACATTCAAACAGATGTACGATGAAGAGGTCATGAGCACCAGTTCTGGTGTTGCGGGCATAGGACCTGGTGAGATAGCAGACTTCAAGAAAAAGAAAAAAAGGAAAACTCGCGCTTTAACTCGACACTACATAGAAGTGATGGGCAAAAGAAAGCGACTATATCAGTAATGTTTCAAGCGAAAATTATATTATTTCTTCTCGTGATCGGTGGTGCAGGCGGCGCGTTTGCATATCACAAAGTTACTGTGTCTCAGTTAGAGTCACAAGTCTCAGCCCTCGAAGCAAACAATCAGGTACTCAAAGGCAACAATAATCGTCTCAAAGATGGGCTTCTTGATCAAGAAGAAGAGATGAAAGAACTTGTGGCTGAACGAGATGCTGAACGCGCTCAAGTCGCGGCTCTCACTACACGCAACAACGAGTTGCAAAAAGACAAAGAACATTATCTGCGTATCTTCAAAGATCATAACCTGACTCGACTCGCACGAGCGAAGCCTGGTCTGATTGAAAAACGAATCAACAAAGGTACCGCAGACGTATTCAGACAGGTGGAAAATGACACAAAAAATATTATGGCTCTTGATGATAATGATGACACTGACGGGGTGTCAACTGTTTCAGAGACAACCAATTGAGGTTGAACCTGAGATAATCATCAAGACAGAGTACGAACCACTTAGAATCTACCAACCACCGTTGCCTGCTGAGATCGATCTACTCGATGTCAACTGGGTGGTTATCACCGAAGAGAACTTCGATGAGAAGTTTGCCGAAGTCGAGCGATTGCTCGGGGGCGACTTCGTAATCTTCGCACTCACGCCTGACGGCTATGAGAAGATGGCTGAGAACCTACAAGAGATTCGACGCTACATAAGGCAACAAACCGAACTGATAATTTATTATCGAAACGCCACGACTGAAAGTGAAGGCACTACAGCGGAAGACTGGTTGTCAGAAACGCCAGAATAATATATAATACTTCCCAATTTTAAAACATGAACCTGCAAAAAGGAGGCGGCTTTCTGATGCCCGACACAATTACCCTACCAACATCCTACCAAGAATTTATTCACCTCTCTCGATACTCACGATGGCTACCTGAGAAAGGTCGACGCGAAACATGGAATGAAACCGTTGCACGATATTTCGATTTCTTTGAAGAGCATCTCAAAGCAACGTGTGACTATGATCTGAAACCAGCATTACGTGCTGAACTCGAAGATGCTGTACTACAACAAAAAATTATGCCTTCGATGCGTTGTCTCATGACCGCAGGCGAAGCACTCAAGCGTGAGAATATTGCAGGTTATAACTGTTCTTATATTGCTATCGACAAGCCTCATGCATTTGACGAAGTGCTGTATGTTCTGATGAACGGCACAGGCGTTGGCTTCTCGGTAGAGCGACAGTATGTTTCACAGTTACCACTTGTGGCTGAAGAAATGCACCGCACCGACACAACGATTGTCGTAAGCGATTCTAAACTTGGTTGGGCAAAAGCACTGCGTGAACTGATCGGGCTTCTGTATGCAGGGCAAGTACCACAATGGGACCTCTCAAAGGTTCGAGAAGCAGGCGCGCCACTCAAGACGTTTGGTGGGCGAGCATCTGGACCTGAGCCGCTCAATCAGTTGTTCATCTTCTGTGAGCGTACCTTCCGTAATGCTCGCGGTCGTAAGTTGACCTCTGTTGAGTGTCACGATATTGTCTGTAAGATTGCTGAGATTGTGGTTGTTGGTGGTGTACGCCGCTCTGCACTGATCTCATTGTCGAATCTATCAGATGACCGTATGCGTCATGCAAAGGCAGGGCAATGGTGGAATGACAACCCTCAACGTGCACTCGCAAACAACTCTGCGTGTTACACTGAGAAGCCAGATATTGGCATCTTCATGGATGAGTGGAAAGCACTGTACGACTCTAAGTCTGGTGAGCGTGGCATCTTCAACCGTGAATCAGCGAACAAAATGGCGACAGCAAGTGGTCGACGTGAGATCGACGGCTTTGAGTTCGGCACGAACCCATGTTCTGAGATCATTCTCCGCAGCCGACAGTTCTGTAACCTTTCAGAGGTTGTTGTTCGACCTGGCGATACGTGGGAAGATCTTGCTGAGAAGACGCGACTCGCTACTATTCTTGGTACGTTCCAGTCTTCACTCGTAAACTTCAAGTACGTATCAAGCGGCTGGAAGAAGAACTGCGAAGAAGAACGATTACTTGGTGTGTCAATGACTGGTATCATGGACAACAAACTCACGAATGGCAAGACAAAGGGCATCGAAGAGAATCTTGAGAAACTCAAGGCTCTGGCTGTAGAGACAAATGCCAAGTTTGCGAAGTCTATGGGTATCAATCAGTCAACAGCGATCACCTGTGTGAAGCCGTCTGGTACCGTGTCTCAGTTAGTAGACGCCGCATCTGGTATTCACGCACGTCACAACCCGTACTACATTCGCACAGTGCGTGGCGACAAGAAAGACCCACTGACTGAGATGATGGTCGATGCTGGCTTCCCAGTCGAAGACGATCAGATGAATCCAGGGCACACATCTGTGTTCTCTTTCCCAATGAAAGTTGACAAGAACGCTGTGTTCCGTACCGATCTGACCGCTATCGAACAGTTAGAGATGTGGTTGATCTATCAAAAGCACTGGTGTGAACACAAGCCTTCTGTGACAATCTCAGTCAAAGAAGATGAGTGGATGGAAGTAGGCGCTTGGGTGTACAAGAACTTTGACTATATGTCTGGTGTATCGTTCTTACCATTCTCTGATCACACCTACGCACAAGCGCCGTATCAAGACACCGACAAGGCTGGCTATGATGAGTTCCTTGGTCAGATGCCAAAGAATGTTGACTGGTCTCTACTCTCACAATATGAATCTCGCGATATGACCGTGGGCGCTCAAGAACTTGCTTGTAGTGCCGGCGCCTGCGAGATTGTGTAATGGATGAGTATAACTATACTCTCGATTGTCCCTCATGCGAGGTCGAAGTGCACACAAAGGTCTATGGTGAAGACGAACTGCCTTGCTATTGCCCAATGTGTGGCGAAGATGTCAACGAGGAATGGACCATAGCCGACTGATATATAATGCCATGACTTGGTATTATAACGATCAGCCTTATGAACCCGACGAGGAAGAACTCTCTTCCTTGGTCGGGTTTGTTTATTGTATCGAAGAAAAAACCACTGGCAAGAAGTATATCGGCAAGAAGTTTTTCTGGCGCAGTAAGATCCTACCCATTACGAAAACGCGCAAGAGGCGCAAGAGGACGCTAGTGGAGAGCGACTGGCGCACCTACTATGGAAGTAGTGAAGCCTTGAAAGAGCAGGTGGCTGAATTCGGCGGAGACATATATACCAGAACAATATTAAAATTATGTCGCAGTAAGGGTGAATGTTCGTACTACGAAGCAAAGGAACAGTTCGAGCGAGACGTTCTACTTCGAGACGATTATTACAACGAATTTATTGGTTGCAAGATACATTCAAAACATGTTAAAATTTAGTCAATTTCTGAACGAAGGGATCAACGATCCCGCCATCTTCAAAGCAGTCTTTCTCGCCGGTGGGCCTGGATCAGGCAAATCATTCATGGTCGGGCAAACAGCCTTGACCGCTCTTGGTATGCGTGTCGTTAACTCAGACGATGCATTCGAAGCCGCCATGAAGAAAGCAGGCATGGAGATGGATCCAAAGAATATCTTCTCAGTACAAGGGCAAGAGTTGCGAGGCAAAGCAAAGGCTCTCACCGGCCGCAAGCAAGCCATGTATCTCAAAGGTCGCCTTGGCCTTGTGATTGACGGCACTGGTAAAGACTACGAGAAGATCAAAAAGCAGTCAGTTGAATTACGTCGATTGGGTTATGACACAGCCATGCTGTTTGTCAATACCGATCTTGAGACCGCGATGCAGAGAAACCGAGATCGCGCTCGATCACTACCTGATGACGAAGTTAAAAAGTATTGGGACCAAGTGCAGAACAACATTGGTAAATTCCAAGGGCACTTCGGTCGCAACTTCATGGTTGTTGATAACAGCCAGGGAGCAGACTGGAAAGCAGGCACAAAGAAAGGTTATGTCTGGGCGAGTAAGTTTGCCAAGCGTCCACCTAGCGCACCTGTTGCGAAGAAGTGGATTAATAAAGAGAAAGAAGCACGAGGGATAAGCAAATGAGCGGAGAAAGCGTAATCATTTTACTTGTCGCGGGCCTTGTCTTCGGTTACTTTTGGGTAAACCGTCGCAAAGGACTAGAGACAAAGAAGGGCGGTGGTATCAATCGTCCAGATGGCAGTGACACACCAGATAATCTGAAGTAGAGTTGCCAAGATCAATTGTGATCTGTATAATGAAACACCGTTGACCAGGAGAATGAAGTATGGCGTATACAGTACGGAAACAAGATGTTTGGGAAGTTTTTGCTGACTTTGAAAAGGCAAAAAACCGAAAACAAAGAATTGAGATTCTGAAAAAGAATGAAAACAATATGCCTTTAAGAGATGTACTGCAAGGTGCATTCGATGAAAGAATCCAGTGGAATCTTCCACCTGGTACGCCACCTTACACACCTCAACAAACAGACGCGCCCACACCTAGCACGTTACTCAAAGAACACCTCAAGTTTAAGTATTTCGTCAAAGGCGTTCGCGAAAGCGAAGATCTATTGCCTGTTAGGCGTGAGCGTTTATTTATCGATATTCTCGAAGTCATCGATGCAAGAGATGCAGAAGCAGTTGTAGCGATGATTAACAAAAAGCCACCCGTGAAGGGATTAACAGAAAAGATAGTAAAGGAGGCCCTACCAGATTTGATCCCATGACTTGGTTATGATTCCCATAAACTAGAACAAGGAGTTGCCTATGGTAGCAAACCAAATAGAACGATTAAAAAAAGATTCTAGAGACCTCGGTCATTATATTCACAAGTTGAATAAAAAGGGAAGAAAAGATGCCGCTTTTCGAATGCAAAAGAAACAAGCGTTCTTAAATGCCGCCATCGAACAAGTATCTACAAGGGGGTGATCCAATCTGGAGGGCGGCTTCGGTCGCCCTATCTTTTTGCCTATGAATAAAGAATTTCACGCATTGCCTTATGAAGAACGTAGAGCCATCTTAGATAAGGTCTACTTATTTCTTCACACACCTAGAAAAGAAGGCGGACCTGGTCAGTTTCAAGGGCACGCTTGGAATGATCTCGCAAGAATCGCAGAGGTCACAAAAGCAGGGCACTATCATTCATTACTAGACTACGGTTGCGGTGAACCTATAATGTATAAAACATTAGGGCATCGAGGCCGCAACGGATTTTTTAACTCACGTAACAATCTCAGACTGAAACGAAACTTCAAAGTCACAACTTACGATCCGTTTTCGCACGATCCGGATGTTCGAGTAAAACCTGATAGAACATTTGATCTGGTGGTTTGCAATGATGTTCTTGAGCACCTACTTGAAGAAGAGGTCGACTCAACACTCGATGAGATTTTTGGTTATGCTCGTAAAGCAGTTTGGGTAAACATATCAACAAAAGCCGCTTCGAAAGCACTAGAGACTGAAGATGGTATCATATATAAAGGGCAGTCTGTACATACGTGCATCAAACCAGAAAGATGGTGGATAAAGAAATTAGAAAGGGCTGAACGTAGAACTGGCCGGGCGTTAACGCTACATATACATTTCGAGAAGGGTTAATCATGCCAACATATGATTTAAAAAACACCAAGACTGGTGAAGTAATTGAAAAACTCTGTTCAATTTCAGAGAAAGAAGCAATGGTAGAGTCTGGTGAATGGGAGCAAATACATCTCGGTATGGCAGCCGACATCACTCACACTGGCAACGTGATTAATAAGACCAGTGGTGATTGGAAAGACCTTCTCAAAAAGATCAAGAAAGAAGCCGGTGGTAATAGCGGGCTCAGTACAGAGAAGAAAAGAAAGTTAGGCTGGAAAGACAACACGATCAAGACATGAAAACTCGACAGCAACAAGCCGAGTCGATGAACATACGCATCGATGATCTCTACACAATTGATCCTATCACAAAGCATCAGAGAGAAGCATGGGACGCCTTCAAGAATGATGGCGACCATCTTGTATTGGCTGGCACCGCAGGCACCGGCAAAACCTTTCTTGCAATGTACATGGCACTTGAACTGGTCATGGATAAGTCAACGCCATATGACTCACTTGTAATCGTGCGAAGCGTGGTGCCTACACGAGAAGTCGGTTATCTACCGGGTACTCTGCAAGACAAACTCGATGCATTCACGGGTCCATATCGAGCCGCGTGTCACGAACTGTTCAATGACACTCGTGCCTATGACAAACTGGTACACAACAACTTCATACGATTCGAATCAACGTCATATATACGTGGTGTGACGTTTGACAATGCGATCATATTGGTCGACGAAATGCAGAATCTAAACTTTCATGAACTTGATTCGGTGATCACCCGCGTAGGGCAGGCTACACGAATCATCTTCTGTGGTGACTATCACCAGTCAGATTTCAAGAACAACAACGAGAAAGAAGGCATCAAACAGTTTCTTTCGATACTTGAAAACATGAAAAATTTTAGTATAATAAACTTTAGTTGGGAAGATATAGTACGATCTGATTTCGTGCGAGACTATATCATGACAAAAGAATGGATGGGAATACAATGACACAACGTATCACTGAAGCGATGAAACTTTACCTTGAAGGGCGTCGAGCCTATCACGTAGCAAACTGGGAGACCTTCACAAAGAATCCTGTCGGTGTAGCCGAGCATGGTGACTTCATGGAAACTCTCGAAAAGGAACTAGAGCAGATCGCACGTTACGATGAACTGCTCTCAACACTGGAGACACTCTAATGTCAGACATCTTTGATTTCGGTTTTACCGCGGTCACTGAAGATGAACTCGAAGTTGTACAGTCCTCAAAAGAGGCATCTACCAACGTCGAAGAAAGACTAGATAATTTGTTTAATGCAATCATGCCGCTTCTTAACAATCTTAAGGCAAATCCAGAGAAAGAATATATTCTCTGGCCGAACAGACTCGCAAAGGTCGAGCAGTTCGAAGACAAACTTCAAGCAATCTACCGAGGAGAATAAAATGGACAGAGAAGCCGTATTCGAAACACTCAAGATTGATGAAGGCGTAGAGTACAAGATCTATGCTGATCATCTTGGCTATCACACATTTGGTGTAGGTCATTTGATCACAAACGCCGATCCTGAATGGGGTCAACCGTTTGATACGCCTGTTGATTCAGAGCGAGTCTGGGAAGCCTTCAACAAAGATCTCGATGTTTCTATCAGCGAATGCATTGTTCTCTATGGTGAAGACACCTGGGAAGGATTGCCTGATGAAGTACAGCAAATCGTGTGTAACATGATGTTTAATATGGGCAGACCACGTCTGTCTCAATTCAAGAAATTTAATGCCGCTATCAAAGCAGGTGACTGGGCAACTGCGGCTGTAGAAGGGCGTGACTCACGTTGGCACAAGCAAGTGACCAATCGTGCAGAACGTCTGATGGTAAGACTAGAGAATGTCTAAAAGCAATTTACTTGATCTGTTAATTATGTGGGGGTGTGCCGCTTCTGCCATCGTGCTAGCCGGCATACTTCTTACCGCCTGTGATCCTCAAGGCAGTACACTGAAAGAAACACACAACGCCGAAGGTGTAGACTTTACGATGAAGGTGCATGTGTTTCCTAATGATATGGAGTTGAATCGCGCTGTCAAAAGACTTGAAGGTGCACCAGCATATGAAGTTGAAGGCATCGCTCAAGCCAGAGTTGACGCAATCGGCAATATTAGGCGCTGTGACATATATGTTGTGAAACCAAATTCTTCAAGAGATTACTCTCAGCAAGAAACCTGGGGGCACGAACTGATGCATTGCATCTATGGATTATATCATGCAGAAGGGCAAAGATGATTATACCTAAGACAATCACGAACTCATACGAAGTAGCAGGGTTCAACAACAAACGACACTTAAAATCATTGGGTGAATTTGCAAAGCAGATACCCGAACGCTCTCGTGTTCTAGAAATTGGTGTAGGCTGGGGCGGCTCTACTTGGGAGTTGATGGACAGTCTACCCGAAAACTGTGAGTTACATTCGTGCGATACGTTTGGCATGAATAGCCCACAACTCAAGATGAAGCACGTACAAGGCGTGCTTGAAAAGCATTCGCACAATAGTGCAATCGTCTATCAAATGCAAGTCTATCAAGAACAGACACACCGAGCCGCATTTGATTGGGCGGTAAAGCAACACCCACGTTATCGAAAGTTGATGAAACGAGTACATGAATGTAAATCGCTCGACGTACTAAACGATGACTTAAACTGGGATATGGTATACATTGACGGTCATCATGCTTATGAAACTGTGATCAAAGAACTCACGCTGGTGACCCATGTAGCGTATGTCTGTGGTGATGACTATCACCCAGCACATCCTGGCTGCCAGCAAGCCATTGAAGAATGGATTGGTAACACTGGTCGTCAGTTTTCATTTGACCCGTATGACACTGGGTCTGGTTTCTGGTATTCTATTAAGGAATTCTAATGGCGAAGTACGGTCGATTTGACCCTAAAAATAAAAAGAAGCGTAATGATAAGTATCGAGGCGAGCGAAGAACCGTCAAAAGTTCTGATTACAAAAGAGAGCGAGTGCAGGTAAATCAAATTGCAAACAGAACTGCTTGATCCGAAAGGTCGCAAGTGGATTCTGACTGGCGACACAATACATTTTGCGGGTAAGACTGGCATCGGTGACGTGATGCTCGGTCTTAACACTGCATACTATGTGTCGAATACATTAAAAAAAAAGTAAATCTCACGTATCACTGGCTCAATGATCGAGACTGGAAGTTTCACTTTGAAGACCAACAGACGATCATAGAACAACAAGAGTACTTGCATACTCGAATGCATGGCTATCAACGGGTTGATGTAAACGTTGAAAACATCTTCAACACAAATCATGACCTGTTGAATAATCAGTTACACATAAACATCGACAAGCCCGAAGGGTATGCGGTGCTTGACAGTATCAACACGTGGTTGTTTCACCCGAAGTTTCTGGATCTGCCAGTGCATGACAATCTTGTCGTTATTTGGCGAACTAAGTTTATCGACTCAAAGTATCCTTCATTTAAAGACAGTTACGACTCATCGTATTGGGATCTGATCATACCCATATTAAAGATGAAAGGCTACAATGTTGTTGAAGTATCACACCGAACACCAATCGCAGAGGTGTTTTATCTGATCTCGCGGTGTAAGTTCATTGTTGCATACAATGGGATGTATCACTACATTGCAAAAAATCTAGTGAAGCCAATGATCGTGTTAGGTGATTCGAGCATCATACGCACACACAACCCACAAGCAACTCACTTTTACTGCCCGAAGAAAGATAAGACGCCACGAGACGTTCTAGACTACTTGCTAAATATCGAAAAGAATTATCCGAAGATGCTCAAGAAGACAGAACGGATAAAACGTGAAGTGAAACAAATAGTTTACGGTGACTAAATGATAACGCCTGCTGTAGGCATGATCTTTCTGAAAGACAATAAGATCAGCGAGACCTATAAAAACATTGTAAAACATTCTTGGATGAATGCTGGCTATAAAGTCTGGTACCATGATGCTATCACACCAGACACAATGCATCTTGGTGTTAAAGAACTTAAGTTTGGCAACAAGGCACAAGGACGTAATAAGGGCAATCCTTTATCACCAACTGAACAAGCAATCTGGTACAGTCACATGATGATGTGGGAGATCGCTTCACGAAAAACAAACCCGCTCATTGTCATTGAACACGATGTGATGTTGCTTAAGCCAATCGAACAGTCGGTTCTCGCGCAACATCCTATTCTCGGTCTGTCACATTGTGGTCTGTTATCAAAACATCCTCACAAAGGGTACCGCATTTCGGCTGGTGGCGCATATATGTTAACGCCTGAGATTGCCAAGAAAATGATCGACGGTGTGCCTGAGTTGATCACATATAATAGTGACGGATACATTCATAACTGGATCGCTAGATATGGCACGTTTAGACAAGAATACTCAACACAACTTTACTTACCTGAGGTGGGTGTAACAATAGATCATGGTTAACGTCTATATTGGTTATGATGCACGTGAGCAAGACGCCTACAACGTGGCCATGGCATCAGTCAAAGAACATTCGAATGTGCACGTCAAAGGGCTGATTCGCGAACAGTTAAAGGCTTATGGCTACTACTATCGTGAAGATCGACTCGCATCGACTGAGTTCACAATCACACGTTTTCTTGTGCCTTGGCTCGAAGACTACAAAGGGTTTTCGATCTTTATGGATTGTGACGTACTGGTCAACACCGACATCTCGAAGATTATGGATGAGATCGATGAAGAGAATGATGTGAGTTGCGTTCAGCATCACTATTATCCTAAGACATCAACAAAGATGGACGGGCAAAGCAATCATCTATACCCTCGCAAGAACTGGTCATCTGTGATGGTGTTTAACAACGAACGATGCAAGACTCTCACAAACGAGTACGTGAACCAAGCACAGCCCAGCGATTTGCATCAAATGAAATGGGCAAACAAGATCGGCTCGTTGCATCACACCTGGAACTATCTGTCGGGTTACTATCATGATCTTGACAAACCAAATATTATTCACTATACTGATGGTGGACCTTGG